ATTTAATAGATAGGGTAGAACATTATATAGATTTAAATTTTGGTATTCCAGAGTTGATGCAAGGATTTCGCGATAAAGCTCCAGACACCGTTCGCGGTACAGCTATGCTTTCCGAAATGGGCGAAAGTCGAGGAAGGTCTAAGCTTAAGGACATAGAAGCAAGTCTAAATCAACTTGGAAGATGTATATATAATCTTGCAAAAGGTCATTATACATTCCAGAAAACTTTTAGAATCGTGCAACCTAATAACGATCTTACTGAATTTGCAGTAAACAATAGGTTGTATGACGATAAGACCAACGAGCTAACTGCAATAGATAATGATATTTCTATAGGGCAGCATGACGTTCGTATAATATCAGGTTCAACATTACCCTCTAATAAGGTAGCAGAATACGAAATGTACCTTGAGGCTTATAAGTTAAACTTGGTAGATGATGTCGAGGTCTTGAAGAAAACCGAGATCTTTGACAAAGAAGGCGTACTTACACGCAAAGGTATGATGGCGAAAATGCAGTCGTACATCCAACAACTTGAAGGGCAAGTGAAGGAACTCAAAGGTGACTTGCAAACAGCAGACCGCGAAGCGGTACATGCTAAAAAACAGGTTATTACTGAGAAATTCAAGAGTGACTTAAACGAGGTTGTTTCTGAGGCTAAGTTCAAAGAAAGAACTAAGATTAATAAATTGGAAGGTGTGATTGACAAAGCGCAAGTTCGTGCCGAAGCTGCGTTGAAAGTAGAAAAGGCGAATAAAGGGAGTTCCTCTAAGAAGGGGAACGCGCGAGTAAAACGGTAATCATAGGTTAAACTTCTTCGGGATATCGCACGGTATTGTCCGAATATAAGAAGAAATCTAAAGGAGGTTATATGGAAGAACAAGTGCAAGAAAGTGTAGTAGAAGCACCAGTGGCAGATCCTGGAGTAAATACAAGAGAGGGCTTAGATACATCTATGCCCGATGTTGAGCTAGCATCAGATATGCCAAGTGTGCAAGATGCTGTAGTAGATGAGGCTAATAAAAGAGCACCTAATTTAATTACTAAAGAGGGTGACGAAAGCCAAATAGACTATGGTACTGACTGGGAAAATGAAACTCGTAAGTTTCAGTCTATGTATGATAAACAGAAATCTGATTACGAGAGTCTTAAAACTGAATATGACGATCTTTCTCCGATGCAAGATTTACGAAAGGTTCTTGATGAAAGACCTGATGTAGTTGAAGCAATGAGAAATAAGCTTGAAGGAAAACCAGTTCAAGAAACTATGCGACAACAGGATGATCCCGACACTGTCGATGAATCATCTTTTGACCCATGGGAGGCCTATTACAAGCCTGAGTCTCCTTCGTACAAAATGAGAATGACTCAGGAAAGGACTTTGGTAGATGAGGCTGTTGGAAAACATATGTCTCAACTTCAAGGTCAAGTTGCGTTGCAAAATTTACGTAGTGAATTGTCTAACAACTACAATATGCAAGACGAGAAGGATGTAAACGAATTTATTGAATTTGCAACTACACCAAGAGATCAATTACCAATGGATTTGTTAATTGACGTGTATCGTAAATATTACAATAAAGGCGTGGACAATGTTTCTCCGAATATGGAAGCTGTAAAGGCAACTCAAAGTATTCCTAAGACTGCTGGTATTCTTCAAGGTGGCGAAGCCCCTAGTGGTAAGAATGAACAAGAGTCTGCATGGGATAGAATTTTGCAAGCAGGGCAAGCAGGGAGAATTCCCTAATAACTATAATCAAATAGGAGGTAACACAAATGGCTGTTACAAGTGGAGTAAAATCCAGTTATGATATCACAGCTGCTGCTACCAGTGCTGGCGTAGGAACCGCTCCTGACCGCCGAAGATTATACGATTTTTCTGATCGAGTTGCCGAATTGGCACCAGAGGAATCGCCGTTTTTTGTATATCTTTCAAAAGTTGCAAAAGTACCAACGGACGATCCTGTATTTCGATTCTTAGAAAATCGTTCCAAAATTGATTGGACTACTCGTAATTTTAAATTAGCTGCTGATGTAAATAGTGGTTCTGCTGTTAGTGCAGGAAGTGCTTATACATTTACAGTTGATGCGGATTCCGCTACGGGTGGAACATCTTCAGGTGGAGCTTCAGTAGACTACCTTATTAAAGGTATGGTTTTTGCAGTTAACACTATAAGTGGTGCAGCTGGATATTCACAAACTCTAATAAGAGTTGACTCAGCCCCTCAAGATCAAGGAACTTCAACTACGTTTAGTGGTAAAGTCATTGATATTTCCAATACCAGTACTTCTGGTGGAGCTATCAGTGGTGAAGATATTCTTAGTGATAATGATAATTGCCAAGTAATTGGTACATCATTTGCTGAGGGATCAGGGTCTCCAGATGCATGGTCTAGTGAAATTGAAGATGACTTCGGTTATACTCAAATTTTTAAGACTGCAGCTGAAATGTCAAATACAGCAATTGCTACTCGCTATCGCGGTTATGCAAACGAATGGGAGCGCATTTGGGCTCTTAAACTTCGTGAGCATAAAGTAGATATCGAGCGTGCAATGCTATTTGGACAAAGAGCTCGAGTAAGCTCTGTTCAATATTCAGAAGGTATTGTCGGACATATATTAAAGAATGGTACAGCGCAAATTGGCGATGCTGCTCTTTCTTATTCTACTGGCGCACCTTATTTCAGAAGTGTTGCAAGCGCAGAGCTAACATACGATAGATTGCTTTCAGATTTAGAAGTAATCTTCGATCCAGCTCGCGGTGGCGCAAGTGAAAAACTAGTTCTTGCAGGTTTACCTGTAGTGAGCTTCTTTAATAAACTTGGCGCAACATCATTCTTAAGCGCAAGCATGTCACATAATGCTAATGCTGCTTTAAGTGGTGGTGCAACTACAGTTAACCAATCTCCATATCGTATGAATATGCAGGAGCGCGCAGGTGCTTTTGGGCATAAAGTAATGACTATCGAAACAATTCATGGCACAATGCATTTAGTAAAAGAACCACTATTTCGTGGTATTTCTGCTAATATGATGGCTATGGTTGATATGAGTAAAGTTGCTTATCGTCCATTGGTTGGTAACGGACTTAATCGCGACACAGCAATCTTAACTAACGTACAAAACGCTGACGAAGACTTGAGAAAGGATATGATCCTTACTGAAGCTGGCTTAGAGGTAACTCTACCAGAAGCTCACGCTCTTTATCAGGTAGAATTGTAAGGAGGTTAATATATGTATACTGATGCTTTAAATAGTAGTAGTGGAAAGTATGGTGGCTCACCTACAAACGTTGTTTTCGTAACAGATTCAACTGCTATAACAATTCAAGCTGACGACAGTGGGAAGGTACATGTCGTACCAGATCTCACAGCTGACAGCACTATTACATTACCATCTCCAAAAGAGGGTATGTACTATGAATTTTGGTATGGCGGAACAGCAGCTGATGCGCATGATTGGACAATAGATACTGGTTCAGATACCAATTATTTTATTGGTGGACTCGTTCAACATGATACAGATGCTGGTGGTGATGATACTGCGGTAGTCGATTCAGACAATAATAGTAATTCTAAGCTTGGAGTATTAACTCCTATAGCTGGAACTACCATTAAATGTTGTTCTGATGGAGTAGTGTGGTATCTTAATGGGACTGTAGTCTCAGCTACTGATACTGGAATTACATTTAACGATCAATAATCCTAATAATTAAGGATTAACAGTTTTGGATACTGTGGGGTTATTCGTATAAAGGTTTAGCCCCAAACATCCTAAAAATTTAAATTAAGGAAATAGAAATGGCAGATTATAACTCATCAAATACAGATGTAAAAGTATTTATTCACGATCCAAAACCTGGGACTAAAACACAAAGTGCCGGAGAAATAGCTAAAGATGTATATGATTATGTAGCTGGATTAGATTCAACTAATAACAAAGTTATATCTATATCACATTGCGCATTAAAAGGCGATAAGATTATGACTATGGTTGTCTCTGGTGCATAAACCTAAGTGTCAATATTGTGACGAACCGAATCCAGAGAATTGGTTTTATTGTAGAGGTTGTGGCAAAAGAGCTTCACAACGAAAGTTTACAACAAACTCATGGATGCGATCTGAATCTGGAAAGAGAACTGATATAGAATTTAATACCATTTCTATAGATGAAAGCGCAGAACGATTAAACAAGGTAGATAATCGTTGGAAAGGATTTTAATATGCCTAGTGGTAAAGGAACGTATAGAAAACCAGGTAGACCTAAGAAAAAAGGTAAGAAGAAAAAAGCTCCCGCAAAGTCTAGGAGATACTAATGGCTGCTACATTAAAAGTTAAGATTCAAGAAGATATTATTCTTGATAATCAAGATTACGGTTCTAAACGTACATTTGAAATTGGTAGTATTGCAAATATAACTAAAAAAATAGTTACTATCGCATCCGATGATGATGCTACTGTTTTAGTTTTTAAATCAACTACAGCTACCGCTGATGGCTCGTTAGACTTGCAAACTGTAAAATATATAAGAATTACAAATTTAGACAGTTCTAATTCAGTAAATATATCGTTACAATTAGATTCAGATGAAAATAATTCTGCTGCTGATTTATCTATAACACATTTATTAGAAGCTGGTAGAAGTTTTATGATGGGAGCTCCAGATGAAGGTGCTCACGCAGATGATGATTCAGCAAGTATTGTAACTGCATTAACAGATTTAGAAAGTATTATAGTTGATCCAGGTTCAAATAGTGGACAAGTTGAAGTCTTTGTGGCAAGTACCTAATGGCTAGTTATCAAACACAAGTAATGGCTTTAACCGGGATTACAATTTCAAGTT